TTCCAAACCATCAAGACTTCACAACAGAAAACCACACAACGGATGAGTGGGTAGAAAAGTTTATCAACGATAGACTACAACCAGTTGCGTCCGGTCAAAGAATATGCGCACACAAGCATCAGATTGGTGCAGTAACACATGCGATCAACCACGATAGATGTCTATTGTTGTCTCCTACCGCATCAGGAAAAAGTCTTATCATATATTCTCTCGTCCGATACTACATGAACAAGATTGACGATGACAAAAAGATTTTAATTATCGTACCTACAACATCACTGGTATCACAGATGTATTCGGACTTTTCAGAGTATTCAGAAGCAGATACCTCATTCGATCAGAAAGATATGCACGTTGTGTTCTCCGGTAGAGAAAAAACATGTGATACATGTAAGATTGTCATCTCAACATGGCAAAGTCTATACAAGTTACCAAAAGAATACTTCGACCAGTATGCTGCTGTCTTTGGTGATGAGTGTCACTTGTTCAAGTCAAAGTCCCTCACCAGTCTAATGACTAAGTTGACCAACTGTCCATACCGTATCGGAACCACAGGGACACTCGATGGAACACAAACACATAAACTCGTAATCGAAGGATTATTCGGACCTGTTTATAATGTAACCACAACCAAAGAGTTGATGGATAAAAATCTACTCTCTAAGTTAAAGATTGATACAATCCTTCTCAAGTATCCTGTAAAAGAAAAAGAGCAGGTTAAAAAGGCAAAGTATCAGGATGAGATAAAGTGGTTGATAAACAATGAAAAAAGAAACGATTTTATTGTAAACATGTCTCTAAACCTCAAGGGAAACACTCTAATTCTGTTTCAGTTTGTCGATGAACATGGTAAAAAACTACATAGTAGTATCCAACAAAAAGTTGGTGCTGAAAGAGATGTATTTTTTATCTACGGAGGAACAGATGTTGAAGTTCGGGAACAAGTTCGACACATTGTTGAAAAGAATGATAATGCCATTATTGTCGCGTCCTACGGAACATTCAGCACAGGGGTTTCAATTCGTAAACTACACAACATCATCTTCGCATCGCCTTCAAAATCCAGAATCCGGGTGCTACAGAGTATCGGTAGGCAGTTGCGAAGATCAGAAAGCAAAGAAGTAGCAAAACTATATGATATAGGGGATGATTTATCGTGGAAGTCGTATAAAAATCATACTCTCCGTCACTTTGCTGAACGAATAAAAATATACGATGCAGAAAAATTTAACTACAATCCGGTCGTGGTAAAACTATAGGAGAAGTGTATGACTAAGAAAAAAACACCATACAGAATGATGAAACTCAGGTCTGGTGATGAAGTCATAGCAAGAATTGTAGGACAAACTAAAAAGAAACTAATACTCGAAAGACCCATGCAGGTAAAAGTGGGTTCTGTCTTAGAGTCTGGAATGAGAAAAGACGTTGTTCTTCTTAGAAACTGGTTGCAGTTCTCGGAGGGAGATCGAGCAGAGATTCCTTTGGATTGGGTTGCAATGTTTATGAAACCCGATGAAGATATCGTTTACATGTATGATAATGAAAAAAGAAAAGAAGATGAATTTAGAAAACATCTAGACGAAGTGGAAAACGATGAAGAGGCAGCAAAAGGTGTTCTTGAAAACTTTTTGAAGATGATTAAGGCAAGTAAAGAACAAAAAGCAAAAGAAGAGTTAGAAGAAAAGGCAAACAAGTTTGATCCTAAGAATTTTATCGAACCCGGATCGGTTATGATGAACATTGCTATACCGCCTGAAATTTTTATGGAAATAATTTCTAACGGAATGCTTGATAACTTCGATCTTGGTGCTATGATGGGTGGAGAAGTCGAGGAGGAAGAGGATGAAGATGAGTATGTTGATGAGGGACTCTCCGATAAACATACACCAAATGGAGATGGGACAAACTGGACTGACTGGAGTCCGAATGTGAAAGACTATTTAAATGATGATTCAGACGATAAGGAATAAAAATGTATGATGATGAACTTTATGAAGATCACGATAGAAAAGAGTGGTTGACCGAAGAAAAAGAAAATCACGAAAGTGACGATGAATCGTGGGACGAGGATGAAACCGAAGAGGTTGAGGAGTCCACCGAGGAACCAGAGGAAAAGGATACCACCAACCACTATGTGGACAACAAAGAATTCTTTGCAGCAATGAAAGAGTGGAAAGCACAGGTCATTGAAGCAGAGGAATCAGATGAACAAAAACCACCGATCACGGAATACATCGGTGAGTGTTTTGTAAAGATCGCAGAGCATTTATCATACAGACCAAACTTCATGAACTATCCGTTCAGAGAAGAAATGATTGGTGATGGTATAGAGAACTGTCTTATGTACGCACACAACTTCGATCCAGATAAGTCTAAGAATCCGTTTTCGTACTTCACACAAATCATCTACTATGCATTCCTTCGACGCATTCAGAAAGAAAAGAAACAAAACTATGTTAAGTATCGAGTGATGCAGTCAAAAGATCATGATGGTAAATTTAAACATCTTTATAGAGAAAATTACTTTGAAGATGCACCAAAAGATCCTTACGCTAAAATGCTAAACTTGTCTGAAACAGATATCGAAAACTTCTCACCCAAGAAAAAGAAGAAAAGAAAAACAACCAAAGGAGATTCAAGTGGGTCTAGTTTAGACTCCTTTCTAGAGGGTAACGATGAAAATAGCAATAATTAATGACACACACTTCGGTGCAAGAGGTGACAGTCAAATCTTTTTTGATTACTTCATGCGTTTCTTCGATGATGTATTTTTTCCATACCTCGAAGAACACAATATAGACACGATCATCCATGCTGGTGATTTGATGGACAGACGAAAGTTTATCAACTTCAATATTCTGAATCAAGTAAGAACACGATTCATGGATAAGTTGAAAAGTAAAAACATCAAGATGCATTGCATTCTGGGAAACCACGATGTCTACTATAGAAACACAAATGAGATTAACTCGATTCGTGAGTTGTTTAGTAACGATCTAACACTTTATGAAAAACCGGAAGTTGTAAACTTTGATGGTCTTGATATTGCTTTGCTCCCTTGGGTCAACAAAACAAACAAAGATCAGTGCGTAGAGTTTATCAAGACCGCATCTGCTCCTATTCTAATCGGACATTTAGAGTTGAATGGTTATCAAGTCATGAGAGGTGTAGACTTTCAAGGCGGTATGGATAAAGATCCGTTTGATCGATACGAGAAAGTATTGAGTGGTCACTTTCATTGCAGGCAAGAAAAAGAAAACGTATACTACATGGGTACACAATATCAAATAACCTTTTCTGACTTGCATGAGAAAAAAGGTTTTCATGTTTTAGATACAGAGTCGAGAGATATTGAGTTTATAGAAAACCCACACATGATGTTCTACTGCCTAACATACAATGATAGCAGCGGACCATTGGATCTTGACAGTTTGAACTTTAGTAATATGAAAAATGCTTTTGTGAAAATATACATTGAGCATAAGAAACACCCATATAGTTTTGATCGCTACATGGATAAACTATATGAGGCAGGCGTATCTAAAATCACAACGGTAGATGACGCAAATAATTCTTCGTGGCAACAAGAAGAAATAGTTGACTTAGCACAAGATACTGTTACACTAATCAATAATGAAGTCGATCAACTCGAAGAGGTGAAAGACAAAAGTAAGTTAAAGAAACTAATCAAAGATTTGTATATGGAAAGTTTGTCCTTGTGAATATTTTTGTTGTTGATGATTGTCCAGAGAAGTCTGCTCGATCTCTTTGCGATAAACACGTTGTTAAGATGATTCTTGAGTCCGCACAAATGATGTCTACGACACATAGGGTGTTGGATGGGGAAGAGTATTATGATCTCTCCAAGAATAATCGTAGAATCAAAAGATGGAAACTGTCCGACCCAAGAGAAGAAACACTCTGGAAGGCAAGTTTTGTAAATCATCCATGCACTCGATGGACTATGGAGACATCGGAAAACTACAAATGGCACTGGTTGCATGCACTTACATTGTGCCGTGAATATACCAGTCGGTACGAAAAGATTCACTCCGCACAGAATCTTATTGAGAATATTCTATGTGGTTTGCCTCGCAGAATACCTAGTGGAGAACTTACTCCATTCGCACAAGCGATGCCTGATATCTACAAAGATGAACATGATGCAGTCAACGCATATCGTAACTATTATAATGGAACTAAGACGCGATTCGCAAAGTGGAAAAATGGAAAAGTACCACATTGGTTTCGCTCGGAGACACTCACAACGTGATTACCTTTAAGACTCTCAGTTGGAAGAACTTTCTTTCGACTGGTAACTACAAAACAACATTAGACCTAACTCGTCACAACAATACACTTGTATCTGGTGAGAATGGTGCTGGTAAGTCAACCATGTTGGATGCGTTGACCTTTGCTCTGTTTGGAAAGTCATTCAGAGGTATTACCATTCCGCAACTTGCAAACTCAATCAATGAGAAGGACTGTGAAGTTGAAATTGAGTTTAGTGTAGGTTCAGCAGAGTATCGTGTTATCAGATGTATTAGTCCTAAAAAGTTTGAAATACACAAAGACGGAGTTCTGATACCACAAGAGGCAAAGTCTAAAGATTATCAAAAGTATCTTGAAGATCAAATTATCAAAATGTCATATAAGTCATTTTGTCAGGTTGTTATTCTTGGTTCTTCAAACTATGTTCCGTTCATGCAACTTTCTACCTCAGATAGACGATCTGTTGTGGAAAACCTGTTGGACATTGATGTGTTCTCCACAATGAATGTTCTCGTAAGAGCAAGATTGCAAATGCTTAAGGAACAGTCTAGGGATATTGAAGTAAAGATAGAAATATCAAAAGACAAAGTTGAAACAAAGAAAAACTACATTGACTCTCTGCAAAAGAAATCGCAGGCATCTGTCGATAAATTTAAAGAAGAGATTGAAGTAGCAAAAGGTCAGGTTGATACGCTAAATGAGCAAATCAGTTCCTTAGAAAAAAGTCGATCCGAACTAATCGAGTCAATCGCAGATGAAACAAAGGTAACAAAAACACTATCCAAAATGGAGTCTTTGCAGAACCAATTGTCTAGAAAAAGCACGCGAGTGTCGAAAGAGATATCGTTCTATGAGGACAATAATACATGTCCAACATGCGAGCAGGTCATTCAGTCTGATCACAAAAACAAGATGGTGCAAAACAAAAACACAGAGTTAGAATCAATACACTCTGCTATCGATGAGTTG